GCAAGGTTTGGAATGGAGAACATTTTTAGTAGAAATGATGCGTAGGCTTAAAGAACATGAGAAGCATGAGGATTTAGTTATGAGTAAATCTGATAATGGTTTAAATGATGACATTATTTCATCGATTCGTGAGGATGCTGGTTATGTGGTTTCACAAATGGAAAATGCTCCAGGAGATATTGAACAGTTAATTACTGAGTATGCAAAAATTAAGGGGTACTTAGATGAATCCCTTAAAAGAGTTGATGAGATGGAATGGCAAATGAAAGTGATGAATGATTGTTTGTCTCAGTATGAAATGGATGTTATTAAAGATTTAAATGCTAGTAAATTTGAACTTAAACAGATTATAGCACGAATTAAACGGATAACTTGTAGGAATAGGAGACCACCAAATGTTTGTTTCCAAATGGGGAGTACTCAATATCCTGTGTGGGTATTATCACCCAGTGAACAATTAAAATTTTGGAATAATGATGAAACTACTTTTAGGGATGATTGGGAGTTGAGTGATGTTATTATGCCATTATTAGAACGTAGTAAGTACAAAGAAGAAGATAACAGAGTCAAATTTGCAGAAGTTTTGGATAGAGTTTATAATGGTTTGTATAACATACACACGGCTTATCTTACACATGGTGATTTTGAAAGTGTTACCAAGGATGTTCAGGCTTTAATTATGGTTACTCGTCAACGTTTGATAGATTTGAATTTGATACAAAAGGATGATTTAATTACACCATTATGTAGTTATTTGTCATTAAAGGCTCGTAGAGATTGTGTTCATGAAGATACAACTGAGGATTTAACGGATGTACAATGGATTTGGGCTGATGATGAACCAGAGGAAACAGAGGTTAAAGAACCATACATACCATCTAACAAGAGATTAATTAAATTTGAAGAAGTAGAGCAAGAGAATAGACCACATCTTAACCGGGCACAGCAATATGCCTATGATTTCTTTGAAAGATCAGGGACACATGTAGGAGTTTCAGCTATGTTATATCTTATGACCAGACGTATACCTACTTGGACACCGTTTTTGATTATATGGATTATATACTACTTTTTATTGTTTGGTGAAGGATTTTGGGAAGGTTTTAGGAATACATTTGCTTCACAAACGGATGAGGATTTAAATTGGAGAAAAGCAAAAATGGAAGAGCGAGATAATTTTATCTTTCAGGCAACTAAGTATATATCGCGAATAAGACAGATTAAGTTATTGATTATAGTGGTTTTTGTAGTTTGGTTTTTGGATTTTAAATCTTTGTTCGTAATGTTAATCAAAGCTTTGTTTGGTGGCTTTAAGTCAGTGTTTAACAAATTAACTGGTAGAAAGAAACCCAAAGAAGAGAAAGAGGGGTCATATAAGCCTTTAGATATGAATATTTCAGCTGAGTCAATGGAACCAGATAGGAATCATTCGTTTGTTGCAAGACGTAAAACTGATTTAGTCAAAGAGTCAATGGAGCCTGATAGAAACAATGTTTTTAAAGCAACACGGAAAGTTATTACAGAAAGTGGTAGTCAAACACCAGAGTCATCCTTGTACAAACGAGCAGTGCGCATGAGCACAGAGGCTGCTATAGTTAAGAGTGAAGGTAGCATGAGTTTAAAAGGATTGACAAGAGATAACATGGTCAAGGGTATTACTGAAGAAGAACAAAACTTACATTTTAATATAAATTCTCAACCAGTACCACGCAAACATTTTCACACTTGTACTATTTGTTTGGAGAAATATACACATACACACGCTGTACCCAATCCAGGGAATAACTTGCCTTTACATAAGTGTCCTAATTGCATTAACAAAGAACCAGATTTAACAGAAGGAGAAGTGTTTGCTCAAGGTTCACTATTACCAGGAGCAA